CCGCCGCGTTGTCCTTGATGGCCTGATCCAGCTCTTCCGGCATAACACGTACTCGTCACCGATCTACGTCTGCACGATCGCGTCGCATGTCGCGCGTCGTCTACTGGATATGTACGCCGTCACGCGATGCGTTGAGCGCGCGACAACACGGACCAGCGCAACTTCGTTCGATCTATCGAACGTGCCCGGCATTTCATCGATGCGATCATGCAACGGATGCAACGTGCCGCAAAGCGGCGCTATCGGCTCGCGCGCGAAACCGCTTCACCGGCGCTCACGACGCCTGCTCTCGCGTCGAGAAACGCCGTCCGCAGTGGCGGCACTCGCGCCGGCGCAGTAGCACACCGCCGGGGAGGCGCTTGAGGTAGACCACGCGGTGGTGCGCGCAGCCGCAGTGCCGACAGACCAGCCCGAGCGGCTCGCCTTCGCGCTTCGGGATGGCTTGCTTCACGCGCGGCATCAGCGACGGCCCCTCTGGAGTTCGGACAGCCGCAGACGTGGACGAGCTGCCGGCGCCTTCTGATCCGTCCCGAACAGCACCGCCCCCTGCATCGACGCCGCGACCGCCGACCCGACAAGACAGTCGAGCCAGTGGTTGTCGAGACCATCGACGCGGAGCTTCCACTCGTCCACGGTTCGCCCGCGACCCTGGGTCTTGACGCGGTACTCGGCCGTCAGGTGCTCGCCCAGGAGCTGGTGCCGCTCGGGCTTATGCCCGAAGAACGAGAGGGCGCCGGGGTCGCCCATCGGCACTGCGAGGCGCGCTTGGATGAACGACTTCCAGTAGTTCGTGTCGAACACGACGTGCCGCAGGGCCCGCTTGCCGGTGACAACGGGGATGCGCCAGTTCAGCCCGACGCGGTCTCCGCGCTTGCGCTTGTACTCGCTGAACGGAACGCTCGACGCGCCGACGTACCGCCCGTGGCTCGGCAGCAGCACCCCGCTGAACGTGCTCTGGCGACAGAACTGGTAGACCACGTCAGACGACTGGCCCCAGTTCGCGTCGATCAGGCAGCGGTCGATCCGGACCATCGCCCCGTCGTCCCGCCGCCACTCGCGGCCGAGCGTCGCCTCCGTGAGCCGTTCCAGCCCGGCGTAGATCGCGCCCTCAAGCCCGGCGCGAGGCGCCGCCGCTTGGAGCGTGCGCCGGATCTCCCGCAGCGTGAAGTAGCCCGCCTTCTGGTCCGGCTCGACGCCGTAGTCGATGACGTACCCAGTGAAGTCCTCCTCCCACGCGGCCACGAGCCAGAACAGGCACTTGGCCTGCACGTCAATGAACATGGTCAGCGCAGACGCCCCGATCGGGACCTCGCCCCGCTGCTGGCCGTTGAGCTTGGCGCAGATCTGGTCGGCGGTGAGCAGGTCCTCATCGAGAGCGGTCGCCTCGGGCAAGGGTTCGTTCTGGTACTCCGCCCAGAACGCCGCTTCGTCCTGGAGCTTGAGGTTCATGGCGTGCTGGACGGCGCTCAACTCGTCGTGGTTGAACCGCTCCGACCACGCGACCGCCGCCCCCTCGTCCATCGCCTCGCGGCGCTCCCGGTAGAACTCGGTCGCCCGCCCGATTCCCTCGTCGGCGCGCAGGCCCTCGGCACGGATGCGGGCGTACTCGGTCCACAGCTTCTCGTCGGCTGGGAACGAGTCCACCATCCTCGTCCGCTCGCCCTGCCACTGCGGGTGCTTGTCCCGATCGAGCAGGCGGTCGGCCAGGTCGTCGGGGCGGACCACCGTCAGCGTCATCAGCCCGGCGATCTTCTTCCCCGGCCCGGCGAGCCCGAGGATGGCGCCGGCGAGGATGCGCTCGCGGTTGGCGCACTGCGAGGGGCTCCGCGCGCTCTCGTCCGTCTGCGGGTCATCGATGAGCACGAGCGACGGGCGCACGCTGTGGCCATCCGGCCGCTTGTGCTTCATGCCGCGGATGCGGCCCGTGATCCCCGCCACGCGGATGATCGCGCCGCTGGCGCGGGAGTCGGGAATGGTCGGCAGCACGATCTCCTTAGCCGTCCATCCGATGTGCGTCTGCTCGCCCTGGTAGAGCTGCCCCGCGGCGCGCTGGTGAATGCCCTCCAGCGCCCGGATCGGGAAGCACGCCTCGGGGAAGTCGTCGAGCAGCGCGTCGCTATTCTCCAGCTCGGCCTTGATCGAGTCGAGCATCTGGGTCGCGTGCTCCTCGTCGGAGCCGATCAGGGCGACGAACTCGCGATGGCCGTAGAGCATGGCCCAAAGGCACGCGGTTTCGCAGAGGCTGGTCTTGCCGCTGCCCCGCGGCATCGCCATCGCGAAGAGCCCGCCCTCGAGCACCGCCCGCTCGATCTTGGCGACGACCTTCAGGTGGTCGGGCGACCACGCCAGGTGGAACGTCGCGGGGAAGTACGCCTCGCAGAAGAAGCGGAAGTCTCGCTCGGCCGCGGCCTTGCGGACCGGGTCCACGACATCGGGCAGCTTCCCGATGTCGCGCGCGGTCTGCGACGTCGTCATGTTCCGCTGCCGCGCCCGCTCCTTGTGCGCCTCGTAGGCCGCCTCCAGCGACGGCTCGGGCCGGGCCAGCCGCTCGTGCCGCTCACTTGCGAGCCAGGCGGTGTACCGCAGCAGGTCGATCGTCTTGTCGTCGCCGTTCGTGGGGGCGATCCGGAACCCCGCGCGAGTCCGATGCCGGTGCAGTTGGCGCTCGCTGATCACCTCGCCCAGCGGCGTGGAGTTCAGCAGGCGGCACAGTTCGCCAGGGCGCAGGCTGCGAGGATCAATCGCCACGGCTGGACATCTCCTTCACCAGCCACGCGGCGTAATGCACGAGGTTGATCGTGCCGTCCGGGTTCGTCGGCGCGCCGGCGTCGATGTCGGCGCGCAGCCTGGCCTCGGTGATGCGCTGCCCGCCCGCGCGCGACAGCAGGCGCGCCATGTCCGCCACCGGCATCGCCGCCGGGTTCAACTGGGGAGTTGTCCTTGCCTGCGAACTAGGCGCATGTTCGGACATGTCGCCGCCTCCATGTAGGCGGTCGCCCACTTGCGCAGATTCCTCGGAACTGGCCTTGCCATGCGCGAACATGCCGGCCCTCATGTGCCCCACGCCAGCGGCGGCCCCGCGGCGCAGAAGGAGCCCGAGCATGTTCATCAAGCAGATCGTGATCGAAGGCGTCGAGGGGGATGTCGAGATCCGCCGCACCGAGCGCGGCGCGGTTGTGATCGCCAACGAGGTCGAGATCCCCGTCGACCGCGACGACAGCGAAGGCGACCGGGCCGCGCGGTACGCCGTCGCATGGAACGCCGCGAAGGTGCTGTGCGGCACGACCAAGCGCGGCGAGCCCAACGCCACCAACTCGATGATCCACGACGTGCTGAGCGAGATCGAGCGCGTCGCCGGTTGCTGACACCGGTGCCCGCAGCGTGCGGGCGCGTTTCCATTCCCACCATGCAGAAGGAGAATCAGCATGGCAACGAAGAAGACCGCGAAGAAGACGACGAAGAAGGCCGCCCGCAAGCCCGCGGCGAAGAAGCCGCGCATGAGCGCCAGCGCCGCCCGCGCTGAGGGCGCGCAGCGGACCAAGGCCGCGCAGGCCGCGAAGGCCAAGGCGACGAGCGAGCCGGCCAAGGGCACCAAGCGCGGCCGCAAGACGCCCGACTCCGCCGGCGGGCGCGCGATGCAGATCCACCGCAACCTCGCCGACAAGCCGAAGCGCGTCAGCGGGCTCGACCTCGCGGCCAGAGTCCTGGCCGAAGCGAAGGAGCCGCTGAACGCGAAGACCATCGCCGAGCGCGCCATCGCCGCGGGCTGGAAGACCAACGGCAAGACGCCCGAGGCGACGCTCTACGCCGCGATCATCCGCGAGATCGCCAAGAAGGGGAAGGACGCCCGCTTCGCCAAGCGCGACCGCGGGCTCTTCACCACCGCGAAGGGAGCTTGAGCATGGACGCGAACAGCAACCTCGTCGCGCCCGAGGACGCATGCCCGCGCTGCGACGAGCGCGACATCGACCGCCTGGTGTGGATCGACGACGACGCCGTCCGCTGCTCAACCTGTGGGGCCGAGTACGACCCGCTCCGATGCGCGAAGGGAGCCGACGATGCTCAATGAGTCCTTCGCCGTCGAGAACGACCTGCTCGTTCGCCGCGTCGTCCCCAAGCGCGGCAAGCCCTACGAGCACACCTGCACCAAGCAGGTCTACGAGAACGTCGCCTGGGCGATCGAGCAGCTCGGCGCCCGATCCTTCACGGGCGAGGACATCCGCGACGCGATCGACGCGCCGTTCACGCAGGTCGCCGTCGCGATCGCGTTCCTGAAGGACCGCGGATCCATCGTGCCGGCGCGCGAGCGCAAGCACCAGGCCGCGGGCGACTTCGTCTACGAGGACGCCCTGATCGAGTACCATGCCCTGCGCGAGAAGGGGCCGGCCGACGAGGCCTTCGGGTACGAGTAGGCCGCGCATCACCCTTCGTCCCCAGCCTCGACCGCGGTCGGGGCTGTTTGTTCGGCCGCGCTGTCCGCTGCACCGCGTTACGATCGTCCGATGCTCTGGCTGTTGCTCATCGCCATCGCCCTGGTCGCCGGCGTCCTCTCGGCGGTCGTCGGCTTCGGCGGCTCGGCGCTGATGCTGCCGGCCTTGCACGAGGCGG